CGAGGAAGAATACTCATGATTCAATTAACAGCTCAACAGATCACACTTGACGCGTCCGCCGACGGTGAACCAACCCGTCAGATCACTGGGCTTGCCGTTCCTTGGAATGTCAAAGCCACTTTGTCCGGAGGCGAATCTGTGATTTTTCTTGAGGGCTCACTTCCAGAAGATGGCCCAATGCCGAAACTTTTGGAATATCACGACGACACGCGCGTTATAGGCCGAGTAACCGAGAGAGTGTCAACTAGCGAGGGCATGATGTTTGTCGCCAAGCTGAGCGCAACTCGAGCAGCTGACGACGCTCTTGCACTGCTCGCCGATGGTGCACTTGACAGCGTTTCCGTCGGAGCAATCCCCACCAAGTTTAAGAGGCTGTCAGACGGCACTTTAGAGGTCTCTCAGGCAAGATTCGTTGAACTGTCGGTCGTCACTCAACCGGCTTACGAATCGGCTCAAATATTTTCGGTCGCTGCCTCTTCACCAGAAGAAGAAGTTTCCGACGAAGAAGAAGTAATACCCAACCCAACCCCAACATCCGAGGAGGATGAAATGTCAGAACCCACAAACGTTGAAGCCGCTGTCGCGACTCAACCCATCTACGCAACCGCTGTCAAGCGTGACGCAAAATTGCCGACCGCTGTCGAATACTTGAGTGCTGCCATTGCTGGCGGAACTGCTTGGGAACGTATGCACGAAGCACTTCGCGCTGCAGCTCCCGATGTTGTCACCAGCGACACGCCCGGCGTGCTCCCGACCCCAATCCTTGGGCCCGTCTACAACAACTTCATCGGCCGTCGCCCTGTCGTTGATGCAATCGGTGCTCGTTCCATGCCTGGTGGAGGCAAGATCTTTATCCGTCCCGAGGTCACGACCCATACCAGCATTGGTGCAAGCCTCGCCGAAATGAGCAACCAATCAGGCACTTTCGTCGTAAGTTCGAATCAGGTCACCAAGCAAATTTTTGGTGGCTATGTCAACATCTCCGAAGCCGATCTGGATTGGACCGATCCCGCAATCTTGTCAATCTTGCTTGACGACATGGGCCGTATCTACGCAAACGCAACCGACAACTACGCAGCTGACACTTTGGTTACAGGCGCAACCACCACAAGCAACTTCACTGCAGCATCTGTTGATGATCCGTCTTACTGGGTCGAATGGGTTGCAAATGCAGCAGAAACCATTCTTTCCGCATCAAACGGCAACTTGCCAACGCATATGTTTATGAACCCATCGATGTGGGCCGAACTCTTAAAGTTGTCCGATACCGCAGACCGTCCGTTGTTCCCACAGATCGGCCCAATGAACGCTTTCGGCAATCTTGCACCCGGTCAAGTCAACGGCAACGCCTTTGGTCTTCAGGTTGTTGTTGATCGCAACTTTAACGCTGCAACCACAATCATTGGTGACGCCACTGGTTACGAACTGTTCGAGCAACAGAAGGGCGCTATCTCGTTGGACAACCCGTCCACCTTGAGCCGCACCATTGCGTTCCGTGGCTACTTCGCCGCTTTGATGATTGACTCAAGCAAGTTCGTTAAGGCTACTTTCGTCTGATAGACGGAACTGAGTAGAAAGTCTGCACCATGGCCACATTTAGCGTGACGCACCACCAGCGTCTAGACGATGTTGCTGTGGTGCAGACCCTCGAAACAACCGACATAACAGTCGGCCAGACAATCACACTCACTGGACTCGGTCACAGTCTTAACGGCACGCACATTGTGATCGCTGTACCGATCTATTTGTTCGCTGGCGTTAACGAAGCAGGCGACCTGCTTTACAACGAAAACGAAATCATTGTTAACCAGTTAATGTTTCAAGATGTTGGCGACGATCTAGAACGGTCCGCTGCCGATCCGTTTGGAACTTTGACATGGACACAGACGTGCACATGGATCAATGTCGCCGATCTCACCGAGTTTCTCGGCATCAGTGGAGCGACTGCCAATGACACAGCGTTTATGACATCATCAGTTAATGCCAGTAATGCATGGTCGTTTAAACGCAGGGTTCAAGCGGGTTACCATGATTCCCTGACCAGCGTCCCTGATGCCGCCGTCAAAGCTGGTGTCGTGCTTATGGCTGCGAGTTTGTACAGAGAACGCGGCAGCATCGACTCCTTTGCTAGTTTTCAAGACATGAGCATTTCAGCACCCGTCGCTTCAATGGGTCGGATTAACCAGTTGCTCGGCATCAAGAGATCGCAAGTGGCATGAGATGGCAGGCATTTTCACAGACGCGATTGATGCTGTCTCGGCGACGATCACAGCTCTCGGCTATAAGCCGGTCACTGACCCTCGGAACGCTCGACCTCTTACTGTATTTGTTGAGCTTCCTGTTTTCACTGCGTTCAATAACCAAACGGCGGACATCACGATTGATCTCCGAGTGTTGGGCGCGCCACCCAGCAACAGCGACGCTACGAACTACATACTCGGAGTCGTTGATGCGCTCATGAACTCCACTCTCGCAGTTGTATCTGGACGGCCTACAGTCGCTCAGATCGGATCGCAAGAATTACCCGCCTACGACCTCACAATTAGAATCGGCTCAAGCCGCAGATAAAAGGACAAACAATGCCCACAACATACTTATCCAATCCAACAGTCAACGTGACAAGCCCGTCAGCAATCGCGCTCACTTCAAACTGCAGTGCAGCGGTGCTCACTTTGACCGCCGAGGCGCTGGAAAATACGAGCTTCGGCCAGACATCCCGCACCTACACGGCAGGCCTCTTCAGTAATGAATTGACCTTGACCTTGTTCCAAGGTTACGGAACGACCGAAGTAGAGACCTACTTGAACAGTTTGTTTGGTGTCGCTTCAACGATCGTTGTCAGCCCATCCGGAACAACTGAGTCTGCCTCGAATCCTGAGTACACTCTTACTGGTTGCTACTTAGAAACCGTAACGCCAATTAACGCGACCGTCGGCGAACTGTCAGTAGTCGAGGCAGTGTTCAAGGGCGGAACCTACGGACGAGACATCGTCACCCCGTAATTAAGTAATCCGAACCCGACTAGGAGAACACATGAAATTAACACTCAGCGTCAAGCTCACCGATGGTGAGACCTACAAAGTGGTCACGAACCTTTTCGTTATTATCGCATGGGAACGCAAATTCAAGCGACGATCATCAGATCTAGCAAACGGAATCGGAATGGAAGATCTTGCGTTCATGGCCTACGAAGCCAGCAGAACGCAAGGTCATCCAGTACCAATCTCCTTTGACGAATTCATTAAGCAATTAGAAGATCTTGAAGTTGTGGAGACTGAATCGGCAGTCCCTACGCAGGAGGCTTCCGGAAACAACTAGCAGAGCTGCTCGTTGCGACCGGATACTGGCCTCCGACAATTACATTTGAAACAGACGATCTGGCGACCTGTGTTCAGATCATCAACGAGCAGAGACGAAAGCAATAATGGCAGCATCAGTCGGAATCGAATATGACGGACTGAAGCAGGCTCTTCGTGAGATCAACAAGGTTGATCCTGCGCTTCGTCGCCAGATCACCAAGGACATTAAGAACGCCATGAACCCTTTGTTCTCGGCAATCAAGGACTCAATCCCATCGTCTGCACCGTTACAAGGACAAAAGCACAACGGACGCACCGCATGGAAAGCCGAGTCAAAGAACGTCACGATTAAAGTTGACACTCGAAAAGCACGCTCACGCAACCTTTCGCAAGGCGCACAATTTGAGTCTGTCGGCACAGTAAAGATCACCGCAAAAGGTGCAGCTCTGTCAATGACCGACATGGCAGGACGAGGCCCAAACCAAACACGCAACAAGAACCCTCTCAGAGCCCGTCCAGGCTTCGCTGGATACTTGACAGCATCTCTCGGTCGTGGGCCGTCACGCTTCGTCTGGGCGCGATCTGACGACTACTTAGACGAAATCACACGCAATGTTGACAAGATCGTCATGGAAGTCATGGACAAAACCAACAAGAGTCTGGTGAAACGCTAATGGCAATCAACCTTCCCATCGTCAGCGAATGGAATCCTGCCGGCATAAACAAGGCCATCAACGACTTCAAAAAACTTGAGACCAACGGACAGAAAGCATCTTTTGCAATCAAGAAAGCAGCAGTCCCTGCAGGGCTCGCTGTTGCAGCTCTCGGTGCTGTCGCTTTTGACGCTGTCAAAGCGTTCGCCGAAGATGAAGCTGCAGCCCAAAAACTTGCCACCACTCTCGGCAACGTCACTGGAGCATCCGACGCTCAAGTTGCCTCAGTTGAAGACTTCATCACCAAAACTTCAATGGCTGCAGCTGTCGCCGACGACGAACTTCGCCCAGCTCTTGACTCGCTAGTTCGAGGAACAGGAGATGTCACCAAGGCTCAAGATCTGCTCAGCCTCGCGCTAGACATCTCTGCCGGTACTGGTAAAGATCTTGGGGCAGTCTCTGACGCGCTGTCTAAGGCTTTTAACGGCAATCTCGGGCCACTTAAGAAACTAGATCCAGCACTTGCAAGCCTTGTCGAAAACGGTGCTTCAGCCGACGAAGTGTTTGCAGCTCTTGGCAAA